GATGGTTCAATACAACCATTAGACCTAGAAAAGATGCATGTCATGGTTGAAGAGGCATGTAAGGGTCTTGGAGGGGTATCTGCAAGTCAAGTAGAAATACAGTCAGGTATTCAGTTTTACGATGGTATCACTACTGCTGAGATACAAGAAATCCTAATCAAATCTGCAAGTGATCTCATATCCGTTGATAATCCAAATTATCAGTATGTGGCTGCACGATTATTATTGTTCTCTGTTCGCAAAAGTTTGTATGGTGGCATCAGAGATCTACCTCATTTAGAACAACACATTTACTCATGCACTAATATTGACGTATATGATAAGGATATATTCAACAAATATTCAAAAGAAGAGATTGATAAAGCAAATGGTTTCATAGAACATGGTCGTGATTTCCTATTTACATACGCTGGTCTTCGCCAAGTAGTCGATAAATATCTTGTACAGGACAGAAGCGGTGGTGGTGTCTATGAATCACCTCAGTTCATGTATATCATGATTGCTCTGACAATATTTGCAGAGTATCCGAAAGAAGTCCGAATGAATTACGTTAAAAAGTATTACGATGCCGTTTCCAAACACAAGATCAACATACCAACCCCAATCATGGGCGGTGTCAGAACACCTATTCGGCAATTTGCGTCTTGCGTTCTCGTTGATATTGACGACACCTTGGATAGTATTTTTAGTTCTGATATGGCCATCGGTCGTTATGTCGCTCAAAGGGCTGGCATCGGTATCAACGCTGGTAGAATCAGGGGGATCAACAGTAAAATCAGGGGTGGAGAAGTTCAACACACAGGTGTTGTACCGTTCCTCAAAAAGTTTGAAGCAACTGTCAGATGTTGCACTCAAAATGGCATTAGAGGTGGATCAGCGACTGTCCACTTCCCCATCTGGCACCAAGAAATCAGAGACATAATCGTTTTAAAGAATAATAAAGGAACAGAAGATAATCGAGTTCGTAAACTTGATTATAGTATTCAACTCAGTGCTTTATTTTATCAAAGATTTATTGATAACAAACAAATTACTCTTTTTTCTCCTCATGACGTTCCAAATCTTTTTGACAGTTTTGGATCTCCAGAGTTTGATGAACTATATGAGACTTATGAGGCTGACGAGTCCATACCTAAAACCACCATAGGAGCACAAGAATTAATACTTGAATTGTTAAAAGAAAGAGCAGAGACTGGTCGTATCTACATCATGAATATTGATCACTGCAATACTCATTCCTCATTCAAAGATAAAGTTACAATGAGTAATCTCTGTCAGGAGATAACTTTACCAACATATCCACTACAACACATCGATGATCACCTCGGTGAGATCGCACTTTGCATCTTATCAGCGATAAACGTGGGTAAAGTTCAATCTGATAAAGAATTAGAGGATTTATGTGATCTTTCAGTCCGTGCATTGGATGAGTTGATTGACTATCAAGAGTACCCTGTAAAGGCAGCAGAAACCGCTACAAAGGCAAGAAGATCACTTGGTATAGGATTTATAGGTCTTGCACATTATTTGGCAAAATTAGGATTCAAATATGATTCTCAAGAAGCGTGGGATGCAGTTCATCAATTATCAGAATCTTTCCAATATTATCTTCTCAAAGCATCAAATAATCTAGCAAAAGAGAAAGGTTATTGTGAAAACTTTGGTCGCACAAAATATGCTGACGGAATTCTTCCGATTGATACATATAAGAAGGACGTGGACGAAATCAGCAATCCTGACTATCAACATGATTGGGAATCTCTTAGAGCATCTATCTTGGAACATGGCCTTAGGCACTCAACATTGTCCGCACAGATGCCATCGGAGAGCAGTTCCGTTGTGTCTAACGCAACAAATGGAATCGAACCTCCTAGAGACTACCTGTCCGTTAAAAAATCAAAGAAAGGGCCTCTTAAGCAGGTGGTTCCATCTTATGGAAGCCTGAAAAACAACTACACCCTTCTTTGGGATATGCCTGATAACACTGGATATATTAACGTAGTCGCTGTAATGCAGAAATTTTTCGATCAAGCAATCTCTGGGAACTGGTCATACAACCCAGAGCATTTTGACGACTCTGAAGTTCCTGTATCAGTGATGGCACAAGATCTTTTAACCACATACAAATATGGTTGGAAGACCTCATATTATCAAAACACTAATGATATGAAAACTGATGAAGTAGAATCTGAAAAATCAGATTTACAAGATTTAATAAACGAAATAGACAACGAAAAAGAAGAGGAGTGCGAATCCTGTGCAATTTAAAATCTCATCAACAGAAAAACCCATGACTAAAGTTCAAGGTATGACTGTGTTTAACACAGAAGAAGTTGATACAAAGAAACAACCTATGTTTTTTGGACAACCTTTAGGTGTTCAAAGATATGATAATTTTAAATATCCACAATTTGAAAATCTTACTAAACAACAACTAGGTTATTTTTGGAGACCAGAAGAGGTATCTCTTCAAAAAGACCGTGGAGATTACCAAACATTGAGACCAGAGCAAAAACATGTCTATACTTCTAATTTAAAGTATCAGATTATGTTAGATTCTGTGCAGGGTAGAGCACCCGGTATGGCTTTTCTACCATATTGCTCACTACCAGAACTAGAAGCGTGTATGGAGTGTTGGTCTTTTATGGAGATGATTCACAGTCGTTCATATACATATGTGATTAAAAATGTTTATTCTGATCCATCAGAGGTGTTTGATACAATCATAAGTGATCCAAGAATATTAGAAAGAGCAGCGAGTGTTACTGGATCATATGATGAATTTATTAATGAAGCACATGAGTATGATCAAGGTAATTGGTGGAAAGATGGTATGAGAGATCATTATTCTGGTGCATTAGAAAGAAAAGAATTAAAAAGAAAACTTTATCGTGCAGTCGCAAATGTCAACATCTTGGAGGGTATTCGTTTTTACGTATCTTTTGCTTGCTCTTTTGCTTTCGGCGAACTCAAACTCATGGAGGGATCCGCAAAAATCATATCCCTCATTGCGAGAGATGAAAACCAACACCTTGCAATCACCCAAAACATTTTAAACAACTGGAGAAAGGGTGATGATCCAGAGATGCAGCAAATAGTTAAGGAAGAAGAGGAGTGGACTATTTCCATGTTTGATAAATGTGTCAATGAAGAGAAGGCATGGGCTCAATACTTGTTCAAAGATGGATCAATGATTGGTCTCAATGATAAACTACTTCATCAATATGTTGAGTGGGTTGCGAATAAGAGACTTAAATCTATTGGATTAAAAGCACAGTATGATGTTCCTGCGAGAAATAATCCTTTACCATGGACACAGCATTGGATTTCCTCTAAGGGTCTACAAGTGGCACCACAGGAGACTGAAGTAGAGTCATATGTTGTTGGTGGAATCAAACAAGATGTTAAGAAAGACACATTTAGTGGGTTTAAATTATAAGAATTTGAATAGATAGTAATAAATTATCTAACCATGGATGCACCATCATGCTCTTGGCCTGATCCTTACTATCGAACTTATATGAACGGAAGACTTAAAAAAGTGGACATGGAGGCAAGACTTCTTAGAATTAAAAGAGGTCTTGATACACACTCTTGGTATCCAGAATGGGATGATCGACAAAGAGGTGCTGCACAACGCATACTAAATAATGCGTTAGATGTGCTTAGTGAGTATGATTATTGATTATGAAAATCCCTGGCTATACGAAGGTACAACTTTTACTTCTGACGATATTGGCGATTTCTTCGGTTACGTCTACCTCATTACAAATATTCAGAGTGGGAGACAATATATCGGACGAAAATATTTTTGGCAGTTTAGAACTCCTAAAGGAAAAAAACGAAAAGTAAAATCAGAATCTGATTGGAAAAAGTATTATGGGTCTTGTCCGGAACTTAAGGAAGAAATTAGACAATTTGGTAAACAAAATTTTAGTCGAATTATCTTATCACTA